AGGTAGAGCCGCTGCTTCGGGTTGAGCTGCTGCTGCTTCAGGAGGGTCATCTCGCGCTGGGCCGTTCCGCCGTTGCTGGCTTCCACCATCGGCACACCTACCAGTCGGGGGTCCACCTGAAGGGCGAGGAAGATGGGGTTGGTGGATAGCAGCAGCTCCTCCTTGCCGGCCTTCACGGCGTCGTTGGTAGTCTCTTTCACATCGACTATCTCCACGTTATAGGTCTTGTTCTGGCCCTCGCCCCACATCCACTGTCGCATCATCTTGCCATGGTTCTCGCGCTGCTGCAGGAAAGTCTCCATATTGTCCTCGATGCCCTGGATGAACTCGGCTATCTTGTCGTCCTTGCCTTCCAGTCCATTGTCGGCTATTACACGGTCAAGGTAGTCAAGACTGATATAGAGAATTTTTCCCCAGGAAGTAGAGTTCTCGCGAGCCTTGTACTTGTCATACAGGATGGTCGCCGAGAAGTCGAAAGCCTTCGAGGTGAAGATGCTCCACCAGGCCGGCTGGGGGTAGTAAGGCTTGTTGAGCGAGGGGTAGAAGGTGGGGCAGATAATCCACAGCGGGCGGTCGTCGATGCGCCGTATCTTCTGGCCGTCGCGCACTATCTGGCGAATCTTCTGCAGCATGTTCTGCGGCATGGCGGCGGGGTACATGCGGATGGAGCGGTCGTCGGCAGTGACGGTGTGAATGCCTGCGCCGTTGGTGCGCCACTGGTCAGAGACGTAGCAGTGGTTCGTATAGCTCCAGGCGTCGCGCTTCTCGAGCCTCGTAATCGACGCGGGCATGAAGCCCACGCGGACTATCTTGGGCAGGTTCTCTTCGTCGAAGTACCAGCGGCCTGCCCTTCCGCGCTGGAAGCCCACGGTGGGGAAATAGATGTCGAGCATCACGTCGTCCTGCTCGCACTGCATGAGGTGCAGGTCGAGGTTGTTGTCCTCCAGGAACTCGCGGGCACCGGGAACGTGCATCGGCTCGCCCTTGCCGTCCTTGCCCTCGTAGCCCTCCCACACGCGCTGCCAAGCGTCGTAGGCTTCTCGCAGACGCTTCAGTTTCTTCGACGGGTTGGGCTGCGTAACGCCGCCCTCTATCTTCTCCAGCCGCTCGATGATGTCGCCGCCGCCAACGTCCGTAATGCCCTCCTTCTGCTCCTGCTCCTCCACCATCTGCAGCAGCCGGTCACCGGCATCCTTGTAGTCGCACAGTTCGCCGTCTGGAAATCTGTACATCAGCCGCACGCCCAGTCCGCTGGTCAGATCGGCGATGTACTTCAGCGGTGCCGCCGTGTAGGGACTCGACTGTGCCAGCGGTGGGATGACCGAGGGCGTGGCGTTGCTGGGCCCCCACTCCACGTAGCCCAGTCCCAGGGGCGTCTTGCCATCCTTGTCGGTCACGGCCTTTACGGCATTGTCGCGGCTGTCGAAGCTCCATGCCAGCTTTGCCAGCGGGCCGTTGCTCCACGCGCCGCAGCCCATAGAGGTCGCCATGCTGTTGACCTCGGTGGCCGACGGGTCGCGGTCGCCGAGGGATATGGAGTGTACATGTCCGCCCTTCAGCGCCTCGATGTTGCCGAGGTATCGCTCCCTCACCTCGTCAATGCTGGCCAAACCGCGCTCGTTGAGCTGGCGGTTCACCTGTTTGAACTCCGAGAAGGTCTTCGGGCGGTGGATTGGCAGTGCCTGCTGCCGTGTCTTGTTCTTATTCTTAGCCATATTTCTGTGTCGGATTTTGAGCCTAAGATATGCACGGATAGGCGGTTAATCAAGGGCAGAGCGAGCCGAGAGCAGAGAGGCAAGCCGCGCTTGCAATCTATGCCGAGGCGAAGCCTGCGCTCGGCGAAGCCAAGGGCAGTGATTATATCGGCAACTTAAAGTTAGAATAGCGATAGCGCAAGCCGCCACCTACCTTATGGCCTTTCTCCGCACACTCCCTGACCCCTATCACCAAATCGTCAAACGCATCTGAAATGGTCGTTCTCTCGCGCTTGTCCCCGCCTATTCCGTTTTCCGAGGACAGCTTCTCTGTACCCTTAAACTTCTTGAACGTGCCGGGAACCACGGCGGTATTCTCCAGCGAGGCCCGCAGATAGACGCAGCGGTTGGCCTCACGGTTGATGGTGACAAAGGGCGACTCGGTGCCGGAGAAGCAGTCGTTGATAAACTGGTACTTGCGCTCATGCCGCCACGACGTGAACTCTGCCCTCGTCACCTTGAAACCGTAGCTGGCAAGTTCGTCGGCCACCACGATGTCGAAACGGCTCTGCTCCGACTCCTCCAGGGCGTAGGCTTTGTTGGCACCCTGCTTGATGCTGCTGGCCACGTAGAAGATGACCTCCTTGCAGCCACGGCGCAGGAAGGGACGGTAATACTGGGCGAAAAGTTTCGACAGTCCGCGCAGGCGCACCTCGCCCTGCACAAAGAACTCCTTCATCACCAGCAACGATGCGCGGCCCTGGAACATCCGCGTCTGACCCACCACAAAACAGTTGATGTCGGCATTGGCATCGAGGGCTATCCTTAATGGCTCTTTATAGTCGAGGTCTAAGTCAAGGCTGCAATCCTCGCCGTCGTGCTGCAGCTGGTCCCACTCCATCGTATCAGTCTCAAAGTCGGTGGGCCACCGCTGACTGTCGAGCGCACGGCCCTTGATGCGGGTGGTGTACTTGTCGAGCACAAGGTCGGTGATGTCGCTGCACTCGTAGGTGTTCAGCTCGGAGAAGTTGCAGTAGAAACCGTCCTTGGCCTGGCCACGGGGCTGGTTCAGGATCTGCAGGCGGAACAGCAAGTCGGGCAGTTCGCGCTTCATCTGGCGGATCCATGCCTCGCCGCCCAGCAGGGCAGCATTCTCGATGGAGCTGAACCGCCAGAAGGTTTCCGACTGCGTGCGCAGGGCGTAGAGCTTGCGCAGGTATTCCTCGTTCTGTGCCAACCGTGCGGCGAGGTTGGTGTGGTGCTCCTTGTCGTAGAGTTCGGCATACCTCACCTCGGCCATCATTTCCTCTATCTGTCGGTTGACGTCGGTCGTCTCATACTCGGCCTCCTTCTCCCAGAGACATTCGCGGGCGTTCAGTCCGGCATCGCTCACCCAGAGCTGCGAGAGCCACTTGTTGTTCATCTTCGGGTCGGTGCCGTAACCCCACCGCTTCTGCTCCGTCTTGCGATACGCCTTGGGCAGGAAGTCGCCGCGCAGCGTGGGCAGCACCTCTTCCTTTACCCGTTGCCACGGCATGTACTTCGTCTCGTCGCCCATCAGAGCGGCGAGGTTCAGGCCGTTGGCACTACCCTTGACCGCGAGTGAAATCATCTGAATGACATGCCCGTTAGCGAACGACACGCAATTTTCCCATACCCTCGGCTTGGCCAGCGGCATAGGCCAGCGGAGCCGTGCCGGCGGTCGCCCCAGAAAGTAATGTACGCCCTCCAGGAATCCCAGCAGGTTCATCACCTTCAGCACGTTGGGCATCGTGCGGGTGTAGTTCTGCTTGGCACTGGCACCGCAGAAGCCGCTCATCATGCGTGCCAGCCCTATCACGATGTCGGCCATGTTGAACGCCAGGAACGCCGACTTACCCGTACCGCGCCCTGCCAGCACCTTCGTGGAGCGCGAGCCCCAGTTGCGCACCCTCTTCTGCCACGGAGCCATATATACCACATTGCGCCCGTCGCCCTGGTAGTCCACATACTCGCCCTGCTCCTCGTCGTCGCCGTCGGGTTCGGGTCTGTAGTCCTCCACGTTGGGCAGCATACGGGCCTCGAACAGGTCGCTGCTGTTGTTAGGGTTACTGCCTATCCTGCTCATCGTTTATCCTTATTCTTGTTCCGTAGGCTGCGGTATTTCCGTAGCATCCTCTCCCTTGCTCTTGGCGGTCATTGTCTCCACCATGCGGTTGATGTTGCCCTCCTTCTCGTCCACGAAGCCGCCATACTTTGCAATGATGCGCTTCATCTCGCGATCGTCCACGTCCTCCTTGGTCTCGTCCACGTCCTTCACGCTCGTCGTCACCACGGGCGGCAGGAACGACATCCTGCCCATATCCACGCGCTCTTCCTCCGGCTTATCCAGCCCGGCCACCTCATACAGCCGCTTCGAGCCTTTGTCGAGGGCCACCACGTTGTCGGTCTCCAGTCCGATGGTTATCATTTTCTCGGCGGCATAGCGCACCTTCAGCTCGTCCTGCCGTCGCGAGCTCGACTGTATGTGGTCGATTACGAAGTCGAAGAGCATCTTGTCCTTCTGTGCGGCATGGGTTATCTCGGTCACGCCGGCGTACTTGCCCGTCTGCTTCACCAGTTGGCGCAGCATCTGGTAGGCATCCAGCATCGGGTCCTTAATCCAAACCCAATAGACGTGTGCCACCCTTGCCAGTCGGTCCTTATGCTCTCGCCGCATGTCGAGGTCATTGATAGGCACCCCGCTCTGGAAGTGCAGCAGTGCCCCCGACATCAGCGATTGCGACATTCCTGTTTCTCTTGCCATTTTATTTCATTGAT